GCATTGTGAAGATGGCTTGTGAGTCGTGTGGCATCTCAAGAAACACACACTACCGTTGGCTGAAAGAAGATGCAGCGTACAAAGAGGCGTGCGACAACTTGCCCGAAGTCGTGTTAGACTTTGCAGAGCACCATCTGCACAAGCTCATCTCGCAAGGCAACCCAGCGGCCACTATCTTCTATATGAAAACTAAAGGCAAGGGACGTGGATACGTGGAGCGACAAGAGATTGAGGTGGCAGAAAAGAAGCCGCTTTCTTGGTTTGTGGGTGACGATTCAACCGTGAGTTGAGGCAACCCGCCACATACTACCACGTCAAGAACTCGCTCGCCAAGATTCAGGTACACCAAGGCGGCACGCGCTCAGGCAAGACCTACTCTATCCTCACGGCTCTCATAGAACTGTGCCACCGGAACGAGAACTCTGGGGCAGTCATAACCATTGCCCGCAAGACCTTCCCAGCCATCCGTGCCTCGTGTATGAGGGACTTCTTTGAGATACTCGAAAGGGAGGACATCTACAACGTGGAGCTGCACAACAAGAGTGAGGCCACCTACATCCTTTTTGGCAACCTTGTCGAGTTTATCTCGGTTGACCAGCCGCAAAAGGTCAGAGGCCGCAAGCGGGACATCCTCTTTGTGAACGAGGCCAATGAGCTCACCCTTGAGGACTGGCGACAACTGATGCTCCGGACGACAGGACGAGCTATCATTGACTACAACCCCTCCGACGAGTTCCATTGGATATACGACCACGTACTCACACGAGACGACCACGAGTTCTTTAGGACGACCTACAAGGACAACCCGTTTCTGCCCGAGGCAACCGTCGCAGAGATTGAGCGACTAAAGGAGGCAGACCCCGACTACTGGAGGGTGTATGGTCTTGGAGAGCGAGGCGTAAGCCGTGCAACCATTCTAACCCATTGGAAGGCCGTGCCACAAGTACCCGACGGATGGAAGCTAATGAGCTTGGGGTTGGACTTTGGATATACCAACGACCCCACGGCCATCGTGAAGGTCTACACCGACGGCCACGGCTTCTGCCTCGATGAGGTTTGCTACGCTACGGGACTGACCAACGCGGCCATCGCTCAGACGCTCAGAGAGGCCGACATTGGAAAGACGATGGTGGTGGCAGACTCAGCCGAGCCCAAGTCGATTGACGAGATACACGGCCACGGATTCAACATACACCCAGCTCGTAAGGGCAGGGACTCGGTGCGCTCCGGGATTGACTTCCTCCGTTCGCGTCCGTTGCTTATCACAGAGAGAAGCGTCAACGGAATCAAAGAGCTGAGGAACTACAAGTACAAGGAGGACAAGAACGGGCGACAACTGAACGAACCTGTGGACGCATTCAACCACTTTGTCGATGCCTCACGCTATGCCGTGACGTGGAATCAAACCAACCCCAACTTTGGGCGATATGCCCTTGGATAACTTCAGGAATCTAACCTTCTAAACTTGTAACAATATGAAGCTCCGCCTTCCCGCCTCTTACCAAGACCTAACCCTCAAGCATCTGATGACGCTTGAAACGACGGACGACCCTGTTAAGCGCGTCCAAGCCGTGACGGGTTTGTCGTTTGCTGAGATTCGCAAGATGCCACAAATCCTCATCGTAGAGGCCAACGCCCATATCGATATGCTCCAGCGGCAAGAGGTGGCCAAGCACCAACCTATCATCGAACTCAATGGAGTCGAGTACGGTTTCATTCCTGACTGGGAAGCGTTCAGCGCGGGAGAGTGGATTGATATGGAGACGTACACCAAAGACTTCTGGACTACGCCTCACAAAGCTATGAGCATCCTGTACCGACCCATCGACCGCAAGTGGGGAGACAAGTACACCATCGCTCCCTATACGGCCAAGGAGGACGCTGAGGTATTCTACGATATGCCCGCTCCTTTGGTTGCAGGTGCGTTGCTTTTTTTTTGGACTTCCGAAACCAAACAACTGAACGCTTTGAAGTCCTCTTTGACACGTATGGCGACGGAGGTGATGAGTTTAGTGCAAAGTGGGGCTGGTATCCCGTCCTCTATGCCTTGGCTGGTGAGGACGTACTCAAAATGGACGAGGTTACGAAATTACCTGTGGGGCACGCCTTCACGCATCTCGCATATCTCAAAGACCTGAACTTTAAGAGAGAGCAAGAACACAGACAACGCATCGTATGATTACATTCAACAACATCGTCAAGAAGTTTGAGGAGTTCTGCAACGACCACTTTTTCATCAAGACCTTCTCGTATGGCTCACCCAGCGACGTGGACTTGGAGAAGTTCGAGCAGTACCCTTTGCTTCATTTGGTGTACACCGGAGGCGACTACAACTCCCCCAAGGCCAAGACGTACAACCTCGAAGTCTATATCCTCTCTCTGCCTCCCTCAGAGGCCGACAAGGTAACATACCAAAAGGAGAACATCTCCGACGCTGAACAGGTGGCCGAGGACATCTTGGCCGACATCCAAAACGGAGGCAACATCTTTCAGTTCGGATACCACTACGACCTCATCAATGCGTCCGTGACTCCCCTTGAGGAGGAAAAGAGCAATGCCCTTGCTGGGTGTTTGCTAGACATCGCTATCTCTGTCCCATACACCTACGACTCTTGCAACGCTCCAATTACAGGTGTTGACCCAGAGGGTTCTGTTACTCCGTCCTTTAAATCTCGTGGACTGTTGCGCGTCCGTGAGGAAGATGGCTCTCCCGATGTTTTGAGCGTGGCCACTATCAATGTGCCCAATGGGTCTTTGACGGACGACGGAGAGGGAGAGATTACACTAACCTTTGAAACCGATGGCCCAGCAGAGAAGATACACTTCCCCATCCGTAACGATGAGGGAGCAACCATCCCCGCAGGTACTCCTATCTATTCCAAAGGCGAGATTGGCGCAAGCGAACGCATCAAGGTAGGCATTGCCGACGCAAGCGACCCCGACAAGATGCCCGCTATTGGCATTGCCGAAACGGAGTTGACAGTTAACGGAGCAACGAAAGACGGCTTTGCCATCGTGACAGGAACGTACAACACCAACCTCTCGGGCTTCACAGGACTGGAGGACAACGACGTTTTGTACGTGGCAGCTGGGGGAGGGTTGACACAAGACAAGCCAGTCAACCCCGACCTTATCCAAAACGTAGGGATTGTCCTCAAGACCAATGGAACAATCTGCCAAGGTTTAAAGGTGTCGTGCATTGGGCGCACCAACGACATCCCCAACTTGTCCGTAGGACGATTCTTTACGGGCAGGGTGGGAGGCACGACGGGAGAGAGCGTATATGGCTTCCCTACGACGGCACCTAGCGATGGGCAGTCCCTTGTGTACAATTCAAGTGTTGACGCTTTCCAAGGCGGCTCACCGACACAAGCCGGAGTCGTTTCATCTGTCCGTCGAGTTTGCTCTAACACTTCGCGCAATTTCAGCTTAGGCACCAAAAACTTTTACTTTGGGATTCCGGCAGATGCGACATACACCAGTCAAATTCGCGGGCCATTCGTTTGGGCTTTCAATAGCTTGTACGAGACTCTCCAAGCGTCTCCCTTAACAGAGGGTTCAACAGTTCAAATTGAGATTAACTACACCATCCGTTTAAATTCGCCCGGCTTTGTGGCTATCACACCAACCAACACAGGAATCTTTGCCGATTCGACTTTTACTTTTCCTACCTACACGACGGGAGGTGTATATACCGACACCGTAACAAGCACAACAGGAACAGTTGCCATCTTTCAATCTGTGAACAGTTTACGCTTCACAATACAGGCCACCGTTTCAGGAACAATTGAGGTTAACTACATCGAAATCAATGTAACGCACGTATGAGTCAATTCATCTTCACCGACGACGAGAAGGACACCACGGCTGGAGCCGAACAGGTGGAAATGCTTACGCGGCTCGTCGATTTCGTCAACGAACTGCACGCAGAGATTCAATCCCTCAAAGAGGCCGTCCAAGAACTACAAGACAACACACCAAACCCATAACCTATGGAATTTATTCTCGACAACTGGGCAGAGCTTGCCCTCATCTTGATTACTGCCGCTGGCTCTATCACGGCACTGACTGAAAGCGAAAAGGACGACACCATCGTGGATGTTCTCAAGCGCATCTTGAACGCAGTCATCCTCGGCAAATC